CTGACGTTGATTTAAGAGATATAGCTACTAGAAGTAGTGGTTATTTAAATTTTGATGCTTATAAAGATCAAGGTATAACATATGGAAATCTTAAAGTAAAAATGGAAAATGTTGAATTGATAAAAGAATATCTTAGAACCTTATATAGACAATTTTATTTGCTTTGGAAAGAAGGTGCTACTATTAAAGAGTGTATATCTCAGTTTCCTTTGCATATATATAAATTACATGTTAAAACGGAAACCAAATTTGCTGTTACTGATGAAGAAAAAAAAAAGGCTAGAATTTTTTTTATTGCTAATCTTGTTGATTATATTATTAGAAAAATGGTTAATGATCCTTTTCATAATCAGACTAGTAATGTTGGTAGTAATTTTTTAGGTCTTAATCTCTACTATGATGGATTTAAAGAAGTCGAGAAATATTTAATGGAATGTGAACCCGAATATTTTATGTCTTGTGATGTTAGTAAAAAAGATGTAAAAGCTGATGCTGAAAGTTTGGCTCTTTATCAAATGTTAACTAAGAGTTATTTTGATTTTGAAGATGAATATGAAGAGTTTTTTTTCAATGTTTTACATTATTATATTATGATGGACAGTGCTAATAAATTAGTTCTTTGGGATGATACATTAATATCTCTTATGGGTAAAATGCCATCTGGTTCTTTTGATACGTCTCATTTTAATACTTTTCATATGTCTTATATGAAGAATATGTATGTTAGAGTTGCAAAATTAAATAAGGATCTTTTTAGATTTTGTTTCCAGGGTGATGACGTATTAGGTGGTTCTAAAATTGATGGTATACTTAAGGGGTTTGTTGATTTCTTGGATAAAAATTGTAACCATGCTTGTAGAGAAATTGTTTATTCAGACACTTTGTATTGTGAAATTGATCTTAAGGGAAATATTGTTGGACCGGATATAAATTTCCTACATCGAAGATTTCGTAAAGTTGATGGGTTTGATTATGCTTTGCCGTTTAGAGATACTAAGGAGATTTTATGTAAAGTTTTCAGAACTTCTAAACATGATCCTTTTCATAAAAAGTATTATCTTCCTCAATATCATTTAAGTAAAGTTAGAGGTTTAGCTTACGAATGTTCTGGAACTAATAAATATGCTTATAATATTTTGAGAGATATTTTTTTTGCTCTCAGGACTATTTACAATGTTCCCGATGATTTATTTATGGAAGAAGACAATTTAGCTATTGATCATTTACATCGTTCTTTAGCTTATAAATGGGGTCTTAAAGTTGAAGATTTTTTAGGTTTTGAGATTTTTCCTTCAGAATTATCTATTTTAAATCTTTTAAAATTTTCAACCCCACCATCTAAGACAGTTTTACATATTAATCATGGTTCAAGACCAGCTTATATTTGGTAAAAATATAAAAAAATTAAAGTAAAAAAAAG